TTTTATTTGGATAAAAATTGTGTTGTATTTCCAAATGCTTGAACAGGATATAAAGGTTGAATAGCACTTAAACTCGGTTCACCAAGCGGGACAGTTGATATCAAAAGTCCTGTTTGTGTGATTTGTTCGGAGCTCGGAGTCCTTATTTGGTCGTCTAGTTTCTTCTGTTCTTGTTCAATTCTAAAGATTCGTTCTTCATTTGCCATCTGTAATTCATTTTTGTGTATCTCATGTATTTTATTTCTCTGATAGAAAACGACGGAAAATGCCCAAGAAATTCCATTTAGGTCTATCTCTTGTCCGAAGGCATCTTGAAGTACGAAATTCCAACTATTTTTGTTACCAGGATTATAGGCACGAGAATTCATATCAAAATTAACTTGTTGATAACTCATCACAGAATTTGCTGGAAAAGAACCAAAATTTAACAATTCCTCCAAAATTGAATCGGTGGCATCGGAAACCAAATTTGTTTTGATAAAAGCGCGCAGAATATATGATAAATTAATCGCATTGACGCTTTCCAATTCAGAATTCGTTAAACTAACATCTGTAAACAAATATGTCCCGATATCAAAACCCATTTGGCGATAGGGACTTCTCGCATTGAAAATAAAATAGATATCATAAACATCACTTCCATTTACATTAAAAGTATAATGAAAAGTATCGGCTTCAGTTGATGCTGGATATGATACAGTGTAAGTTAATCCATCAGGACTAGCATTTGTTAAAATTGTGGCGAGAGTACTTTGAAAATTAATTCGGGTATATGACCCTGGTGGAATTGTTATTGTTGTATTTGTTGTTGTCACACCGTCGGTTTCACGTAATACAAAAGTGTTATATCCACTAGGAATGTTATAAAAGGACTTCGGAATTGAGGCTTGAATCAAACAAACCGTATCAAAGGCGTTATTTCCCAGGTCAACAGGTTGAGAAAAAAAGTTAGAATTAGTCCCTGAAACTCTATCTTTGGAATTAAAATTAATAACTAAAGGGTTGGTGAAAGTTTTATCTATCAATGACATTTTTTATTTATAATTATATTTAGTTATAAATAAATGAAACTTACAAAGACTTTTTATTATCAATTTGGTTCAGAATTCACACCTATTTCTCTTATTACAAATCCAACATCACCACCAACATATTTTCCAGCTCCAAGCGGAGAATACACTTATGGAAGTCCACCTGTAACTGGTGTAATGACTGCTAATATTCCTATTAACATTCCTTTCAAAGTTCAAACTATTCACGTCAAAAATATCACATATATAAGTGGAATGGCTGGAAATCAAGGGACAACTATTGACAACGGAGGAGTATTTACAGAGTGTATTCCAGTTTGTAACTTTTATATTAATTTCTTATCATCGCTCGTTGGAAATCGGCCTGTTGGAATGGTTCATGCTGATAGTCAATATTCCATGAACACAAGACAAGATATTAAACATACTTTTCAATTACCACAAGTAATTAATGGTATTTATGATTTTTCTATATATGATAATCAGGGTCAACAGCTTGCTCCCTATCAGGAATTCTCAACAGCACCAGCTCTTCCTGACCCCGGAAGAAGTTATTTTTTCTTTGATAGTTTTTCTATCACGATGGAATTTAATTCAGAATACGAATTTTAAAATAAAAAAACATTGAATATAATAAAATGAAACAAACTCAGATTATATTTTTAACATTTGTAGCAGGTCAATCAACAACAACTAAATATATTAGTGTACCGTTCAAGGTTCATACGATACACACAAAATCTATTTCTTTAACAACTGGAAACACAGCTTTAACAACTGGTGAATATGTAACTATTGAAAGTGACCTTGTAAAAAGCTCTCCATTAGGTTCTACATTCAATATATCAAGCTTTTCCGCAAACACCATACAAGATATTGAAAATACGTATTGGAATCCCCAAGTCATTCAAGGTCAATACACATTTGTTATGAAAAGAAGTAGCGGTGCTTTATACCCCGCTTCAACAGGAAATGACACTGTGTCACTTATTATAGAATTCAATAGTCCTGAAGAACCTGACCAAGCTTAATCAAAAAAAATAATAATTCTTTTATATAATAAATGTCACGACCTAACAGATTATATACAATTGACGGTAAATATTATTATATAAAAGACGGCAAAAAAGTCTTCGTTAAAGTGCCTGCTGGCGTCTCTCAAAAACAAGTCTCCAAAATCAATATCAAAAATATTATTAAATTAGCCGAAAGCAAACGTGTGGTTCGCAAAAAGAAAAGACGTAACTTGTCTTATCAAAAGAAAATCGCACCTATTTTACAGAAAAGTGAAACTGGAGGCTTACCCATTTACTTTTTCAAACCAAAGAAAGAAATTCCAACTTTAGAAGAACAAGCAAAAGCAAGCGATGATACAAACGTTGAAAAATTAGCAAAACTTCTATTAAAAGATTCTAAACTTGTCCCCAGTTCAAGTAAATTACCAGCAGAACAAACAATCGTTAAAGGACCAACTATAGCACAGATGCTGACATCAAAAGCGGGTTTGTCACAACCAGAGGAAAAAAAGCCTTTGGCTATAGGAGCAGTTGAAAATCCAAAAAAACGAGGAGCTCCTTCAGGACCTCGTGCTGAAATAGGTAGTAAAGAACTTGCTAAAATATTATATACTAAAATTTCTAAAGGAAATTATCCATCTTATAGTGATGCTGAGAATCTTATTCCATCTAAATTCATATTAACAAGAGAGAAATACGATAAAGCAATGAAAATTGCTGAAAGTCAAGTTGAGAAAACGATGACTGGAGAACAAGAAACTGGCTTTTTTAAACGCGCAATGAAAGCATTAACGCCTAAAAAACCAAAACGACCTGAAACTACCCCAAGAAATTTAAGTTCTGAATTGGAAACGGTCGGTGAAGAAGAAACGCCTATTGGTTTAGAAAGAACAACTGGTGAAGGATATGGTTCATCGGACGGATTGTATGATGATGAACTTGAAACCATAGCTAAAAAGCGTTTGAAAGATTATATTCCAGTTATCGCAAAAGACGAAACTAATGAATTGATGAAATATGTAAAGAAAGGTGATAAGCAGTTTGCTTTCGTTATTAATACAGATAACTCAGATTCACCAGGAAGACATTGGCGTTGTGTTTATATTAATAATCGCGATGACTATCCATCAATTGAATATTTTGACCCGCTAACTGAGGGCAAACCAGAACAGAGTTTAATTGATATCTGTAGAAAGATAGCGATTAAAATGAATCCAAGCAAACTTTTCAAGTACAAACAAAATATGATAAGACGACAGTCAAAGTTAAGCAGTAATTGTGGGTATCACTGCGTCCACTTTTTGGAGGGACGATATATGGGAATTCCATTTAGTGAGATAACGGGGTATGATGATTTTGTGAATAAAATGAAAGGAGAACACGGTGATTTGGATGGAAGTGGGCAAGGTGAAAAAGAGATTAAACCATTCATGAAAAAATACGACAGTTATATTTAATTTAAATTATCAATATACTCAATTCTTTTACGGTTCCAAAACTTTGTATCTTTATCATCATTAATATCGGTATTGAAAAAGTATTTTCCATTTCTTTTTTTCATCCAAGGGAAATTTTCTTCGTTTTCACGAATATGACAAGCACTTATTTTTACAACGTAAAACATATAAATTAATGGCATTGATTCAAATATTTTATTGATAAAATCAATTTCATTTAATGGAGTATATTGAATATCAATCATTATTTGTCTTGTAAGACCACTTTCTGGTGGCATATTAGCAGTGATAATAATGTTCCATTTATATCCATCATTATTCTCATCATATTTATGTCCTGTATAAGGAGAATGTGTATAGATTTTAATTTGTTCCATTGTCATGTTTTAAGTTATGTCTTTCTCTTGAAAAAAAGGTAAAAAAATCAATTTTTCTCTAGGGTTACTGCTGGGGAGGAATGGCGTTCACTGCTGGGGAGGAATAGCAGGTCAAAAAGCGAGGTTCTGTCTTTGAAACTTTTTGGTTTAAGGGTCAAGAAAAAATTGATTTTTTTTGAGTTTTTTCCCAGAAAAGTCACCTTTTGAAAAATGAGCCTCTCTTCAATCCTTGAACTCTGCGAACAACACATGACCGAAGGCGAGTACTTACGGGCAGCCCAAACTTTGAAGAATGTCCATGACCGCGTTCCCCAGCCATCATCCGACGACGACTTCATCAGACGGGTTTATTTTTTTCCCGACGAAAACAAACCGGTTTTGATGTCTTTTGAAGGAGAAGATGGAGATGAGGAGCGGAACAAATTCACAGTTGTTGGGTATGCGGTGATTTCAAAGAGAGAACGTCCCAATGTCATTATCAAAACGCAATTTTTGTATCAAATTGGAAATCGTCCGATAACTTATGTGGAAGAGGATTGTTTCAAATTTGTTGTCACTCGTTATGCGAAATTTCAGAGGTGGTTGACTGTGAATTGTCTCAATTTCGGTTATAACAACCCAGTCCAACATTTTTCAGATTTCCTCTCTTTTTATAAGGACAAGGAGAGAGCAATTTTGATTGAAACCAGTTCCAGCGGTGAAGATTATTTGACTGATGAGGAACTTGAAGAGCTTGATGAAAAAATTAAAGACAAGGGTTTACTTTTTTTTTATGAGCACCTTGGCGAGATTTTTGAAGAGCAGATAATCTTTTTAATGGATATAAAAGTTGCCGAATTACAATCGTCTTAAAAACCGATTTAAAGACTTTCTTACTTTAAAAAAACAAAAACAAAAAAATGGAAGAAGTATGGAAACAATGTGGTGAGGGAAAAAAAAAAATTTATGAGGTTTCCAATTTGGGTAATTTACGCAGTATTAATAAATATAATAATCAAGTTCATATTTTGACACAAATGATAACACACACGGGTTATAATTATATTAAAATTAAAAACAAGAACGTCTCCACTCATTCACTCGTCGCAAAAACTTTTTTTGGTGAAAGACCTTTTCAACATGTCATTGACCACATTGACAGAAACAAACAAAATAATTGTGTTCAAAATCTGCGTTATTGTACACATCAAGAAAATTGTAAAAACACAGGTCGCTATAGGCATGATGTTGTCGGGACTCCTTATGAACGAAATCTCATTCTTGTTTCCCAAAGAATGAAAAGATATTATTACCGAAAAAAATATAAACTTTCATTAATAAATGAGCTATGAAAGTTTCCAACGTTGTAAGGATAATATTTACACACATCATATTACGATTGACAATTTTTTGTCTTGCCTTGCCATCACAATTTATTTGGGCGGCCTTTCTTATATAATATATAGATATGTCGTCATTTAACCTCCTTTTCGCGTGGAGGCATTCATTTCTTTCGGGACAACTTTTGATGTATTCATTCTTGAAATCGCAAGGAAAATTCCGTGTACGACTCCATTCGGGTCACACGGACAGAAAGGCAAAATTTCACTAACAATAAGAGGAACCAATGTGAAAAGAGCAGCCATAACTTGGAAAGCAAATCTGATGTCTTCATCTTGTTGTTCTGTGATAGGGTCGGTATTATTCATTTTTATTATAGTAAATTATAATAAAAATTATCCAAATGTTTGATTTTTCTGGAGGAGGATGTACAGGAACTTGTCATCCTTTTTCAAACAAACTCGCCTATGAAACTCGCCAATATTTTGAGACGGAATAACAATCTCATTTTCCACCAGAAACAAGACGCTGTCTTTCATACCCATTTTAATATGTTTTCTAATTTCAAAAAAAAGAGCACTAAAACATTCACCCTGTTCAACAAGAAACTTTTTCTTTGTCAGT